CAAAGGCTATGAAAGCTAAAGAACGTAAGATGGGTATGCCTTCATGAAACAGAAACCAGCTAAAGTAGGAAAGGTAATGCGAGAGTACAAAGAAGGTACACTCCATAGCGGTAAAGGTGGTCCTGTTGTTAAGTCTCGTAAGCAAGCAGTGGCGATTGCTTTATCTGAAGCAGGTATGGCTAAGAAAGGAAAGAAGAAATGAAACCATGTCCAGGATGTCCAACACCAGCAAAGTGTAAGAAGGCTGGTAAGTGTTTGATGAAAGCTAAAGAAGTAAAGCGTAAGAAATGAAGCAAGGTCTATACGCTAACATCCACGCTAAACGTGAGCGTATTGCTGAAGGCTCCAAAGAAAAGATGAGGAAGCCTGGAAGCAAAGGTGCTCCTACAAACAAGGCTTTTAAGGAGGCAGCAAAAACTGCTAAGAAGAAATGAAAGATCCTCGCTTAGAAAGAGCAGGAGTGTCTGGATATAATCGCCCTAAAAAAACACCAGACCATCCTACTAAGAGCCACGTTGTTGTAGCAAAGGACGGTGATCAAGTTAAGACGATTCGTTTCGGTCAACAAGGTGTATCTGGTTCTCCAAAGAAAGAAGGAGAATCATCTTCTTATCGTAAACGTAGGGAATCCTTTAAAGCTCGTCATGCCCAGAATATCGCTAAAGGTAAGATGTCAGCGGCCTACTGGTCTGACAGAACTAAGTGGTGAAATAAATGGCTACAAGCTATCTAGATCTAGTTAATGCTGTATTGCTACGAGTACGAGAGCCTACTGTACAGACTGTATCTCAATCTTCTTATTCACAGTTGATTGGAGAGATGGTTAACGAAACTAAGAGAGAAGTTGAAGACTCTTGGAACTGGGCTATTCTACGTACAACTAAGACCATAACCACTTCAGCAACAGTCTATGGTTATGAGATCCCATCAACGAATCCACGAACAAAAGTATTAAGTGTTTATCTTCCCAGTGCTCACATGTATCTGGAGAAGGTCTCTGAAGATCGTATGAACACCTTATTGTTCGTAAATCCTACACAGGCTGGTAGACCTTACTACTATAGTTTTGGTAGTTCTACACCAAGCACTGGTGTCTTAACACTGAATGTATTCCCTATTCCTGATCAAGCTTATACCATCAAAGTAGAGTGTGTCGTACCACAGGAAGATCTTGTTAATGACTTAGACAACGCATGGTTGCCTAAGGATATGATTGTACAAGGTGCTTATCTTCGTGCTATCAATGAACGTGGTGAAGATGGTGGTAGGTTATCTGATCAGCAGTCAGAACTATATCGTAAGACTGTAGCTAACTATATCTCTATTGAAGCTGAACGCTTTAAAGATGAGATTACCTGGGATGCTGTATAATGGCAGATCAACTCAAAGCCATCAGTATTGTTGCTCCTGGCTTTGCTGGACTTAACACCCAAGACTCCTCTGTATCACTGACAAAAGACTATGCTCTTGTTGCTCAGAATGCAGTGATTGATCAATTCGGTCGTATCGCTGCTAGACGAGGTTGGGATAATGTTAATACCGCTGCAGGGTTTAACAACACAGAACCATACGTTATCAAACAAGTTATCAAGGATGACGGTACAACTGAGATCTTAAGTATCGGTGATAACAAGATCTATTCAGGTACAACAACACTTACTCTGAAGTATACTGGTTCTACGTGGACAGCACAGGATTGGAAAGTCATTGACTTTAATGATATGACCTTCTTCTTCCAACGAGCACATGATCCTTTAGTGTATGACCATGTAGCTAATACTTATGGTCTTATGTCCGCTCATGCAGGCTACTCAGGTACTGTACCTTTAGCTAATGAAGTACTAGGTGCTTTTGGTCGCTTATGGGTTGCTGACACCACCAGTGATAAAGTTACCATCACTTGGTCAGATGCTTTAGCAGGCTTTAAATGGAGTGGAGGCTCTTCTGGATCAATTAACTTAGAGAGTCAATTCACTAACGGTACTGACAGCATCGTAGCCCTAGCAGCCTTTAATGGCTTCCTCATTGCTTTCTGTAAGAAGTCTATTGTTATCTTCTCTGGTGCTGCAGAAGATCCTACAACTAACCTAAAGATTGTAGAAGTTATTGATGGTGTTGGTTGTATCAGTAGAGATTCAGTGCAGGATGTTGGCTCAGATATCTTCTTTCTTGCAGATACAGGTGTCCGAAGCCTTGGTCGTATCATCCAAGAGAAATCAGCACCTTTGTTCGATATATCAAGGAATGTCAGAGATGACCTCATCTCTGATGTTATAGCTAACAATAATAACCCAGAGATCAAGTCAGTATACTATGAGAAAGATGGTTTCTATCTACTGACATTACCTACTCGTGGTATTACGTATTGCTTTGATCTAAAGAGTCGTCTACCTGATGGTTCTTGTAAAGCAACCACATGGACACTATCACCTAAGGCTTTGTGTGCTACCAATGATAGACTTCTTTATCTTTCTCGTCCTGGCTACATTGGTGTGTATACAGGAAATAATGATAATGGTGCTGCCTTCCGATTCGCATACTACACTTCACACATCGATGCGGGATCAGCATTTATATTAAAGATCCTTAAGAAGATTGTGTTGTTGATCATCGGTGGACAGGCTACTAATGTGTTCTTAAACTGGGGTGTTGACTATGGTAACTCATATCAATCAGCACAGATCCAGTTACCAGCACAGACTCGTGCTGAATACAACATCTCTGAGTATGACATCGCTGAATACAATGCTGGTATCTTAATCAATACGGTTAGACAACAAGTTAGTTCTACTGGTAGGGTGTTTCAGATCGGTATTGAAGCAGACATTAGAACTGACATCTTTTCTGTACAACAACTGGATGTATTCGTTAAATCTGGTAGGGTTATCTAATGAGTAACTATACGAAAACTGTTAACTTTGCTGCTAAGGATTCCCTACCTAGTGGAAACCCAGCAAAGATTATTAAAGGTACTGAGATCGATACGGAGTATAACAACATTGCTTCTGCTGTGCAGACTAAGTCTGACATAGCATCTCCTACGTTCACAGGCACTGTAACAATCCCAACACTCAATGTTACTACATCATTCACTGGTAACTTTGATGTTGATGGAGGAACATACTAATGAGCACTTCTCTTCGTGCTGGAGACTTCAGAGCCACTGAAGGTGATGAAGGTTTGTTTTCAATGGTGTTTAATCCAGCAGGGTCAACAACAACCCCTGTTGTAAGTACTACACCCACAGTCACTGTAGATCCTGCTAAAGCTGCCTTCGATGCTGCTACCAGCGACATCACTAACCTGTATCAGACACTACTACGTAGATCTCCAGACAAGCCTGGACTAGATTGGTGGGCTAGTGTTGTCAGCAGCGGTAACGCTACACTGCAGGATGTAGCTAATCAGTTTAGGAACAGTGCTGAGTACAAAGTAGTTACTGCTTACAATGATGTCTTAGGTCGTTATCCTGAGCAGGCTGGTCTAGACTGGTGGGTTAAGCAGGCTACGGATCAGAACCTTACTGTAGATCAGTTAAAGAATGAACTAAGTAAGACTCCTGAATTGATCAGTAAACAGTTAGCACCATTGCAGTCTAAGTGGGATGCTGAAGTAGCTAACCAAGAACAACCAGGAATACAGACTGATATCAAGGTAGGACAGATACAGTTTGGTGGTAACGAATGGGATGCTTATCGTACTCCTAATGGTAATCTGATTATTCAGAAACTTAATGCTGATCAGTCTGGTGTTGGTAAAGGACAGTACAAAGGTGACTTCCTAGATCCTACAACAGGTGAAGTAACTACTCGTATTGTAGATCGTAGTAAGATGCCTACCTATGGTAAAGTTATCATGGGTGGTTTGTTAGCACTTGCTGCAGCTAATCCTGGTTTGTTTGACTTAACTGGAGCTGCTGCAGGTACTGGTGCAGGCTCTACAGCAGTAGCAGGTGTTGAAGGTGCTATATCACAAGCAGCAACAACAGCACAGAATACAGTATTAGCTAACGGTGGTTCAATGGCTGCAGCTAATGTTGCTGCCGATGCTGCTGCTAGTGCAGCCGCTGCAGGTGCTACCGTGTCTCAAGCAGTAGCTACAGGTGTTAATGCTGCTACTGGA